GTTGCGCTTCGATGTAGGGGTAGACGATGCAGCCGGTGGCGTGCCCTGGGTCTTCGTTGTCGTAGAACTCGCCCTCGGGGGTGAACTTCGCAGGGAAGGTCTTGACGCTGGCGAGGTAGGTGATGCCGGCGTTGTTCAGGTAGTTCACGAATTGCGTGCGTACCGTCTCACGGCTCACTGACGGCCTCCGATGACCTTGAAGGGCTCGAGGAGGTCGTAGCCCTGCATCTCATCTTCCATGCTCGTCTGTGAACGTCCAGAGACAGCCTGAGGCTCGCCAATCTCGTTGATGACCAGCCCACCCTGTCCACGCTCTTTGACCATCGCCACGACGAAGTGGATGACGGCCTGCTTGACGGCGGCAGGCATGGTGGAGGCGTTCACGCCGATTCCGTGAGCGTAGAGGAGACCAGAGGCGAGGGTTATAACGTTCCCCGTCACAGAGGAGACCTTGCACGTCTCGTCCTGCATCCCGTCCCAGATGGTGAAGTTCATGCCAGCGAAGAAGCCGGTCGTGTCGGTCAGGGTGATTGACGTGGCCCCGACTGCTGCCGAGGCGGTGAGGAATGAGTTGCCCCAGCCGTTGATGTAGGAATACTGGCACCACATGTTCGTCTGGTAGCCCCAGCGTCCTCCAGCGATGCCGAGGTTGCCGAAGTAGAGCCCGAGCGTCGAGGGTGCAGTGAGGATGAACTGGTCACGATCGATGGCGACGTTGCTCGAGGAGATGGTGATTTCTTGCAGGCCAGAGCCAGGGCCCCAGCCGACCTGCACGTCAGTCACGGCGAGGATGGGCGAGAATGACGGAGTGAAGGTGATGTTGCCGTCACGAGAGGGGCGGTACCAGCCGTTCTCCGTGTTCACGGTGGCGTTGAGCGTACCCATCTTGCCGTAGCAGAAGATGTCAGCCTTGCTTGACGCTCGCTTGATGAGCTCAGAGAGCGCACGGTCCTGAGCGACGATGCTGGCGTTCTCGATGAGGTTCGTGAAGTCGATGGCGGCGGCGGTAGGGGAGAACTTGACCTCGTTGAGCGAGACGTAGGGCTCGATGATGCCTTCGGTCTGATAGAACGGGGCGATGACGGTCATTGTTCTTCTTCCAGGTTGGTCCCGTCGCACTTGCCGCAGTGGTCACGGTAGAGAGAATTGAATCCGCAGTCGAGGCACTTGAAGCCCCGAGCGTTGCGGAAGTTGGTGCCAGCGACAGCGAAGTCACCGGACTTGATGAGAGCCCTAGCGGTCTGGCCCTCGATGTGGAAGGTGCCGTCTTTCTGACGGGGAATGACCTTGCCATCGTTCACTTGTAGTTCTTTGAGGCCTGCGTCTGAGCCTACGAGTTTCATTACTGCTCCCTTCGAGACTGGGAGGGGAGCAGGGCTGGTGGAAGGGGATACACCAGCCCTGCTCGACCCTCGGTGCTAGGCAGTGGTGCCTAGCGGATTTGACTAGGCGGTGAGGCCCGTCACGATGCCCGACCAGGCTGGCGCACGGAAGGCGAGCGAGCCGTAGGTGTACGAGCTGATGTCGTACGAGAAGCCAATCTGAGGCCACTCGATGATCATGCTGTCCACGACGTTGTGCGCTTCGACGGTCTGGCTCACGCCGGAGTCGGGGAAGGGCAACTGCTTCTGGTGGACGATTGCGACACCGGCAGGCATGAAGCGGTGCGTGACGAGTTCGACCATCGTTCCGGTCGCTTCGTTCTGCAGAGCGTTCACAAGCGAGCCGAGCACCACGCCGTTGTCGCCGGTCTGGTAGTTCAGACGGTAGGCGGCGTTGGACGAGTTGGTCTGAATCGCAGCAGCCAGGGCACGGCGGATTGCAGCCGTAGTGATGACAACTTCAGGGTCAGCCATCGTGCTGTTGAACAGCGAGATGAATGCGTCCTGGAGGAAGCCACCGGCCTCGTTCTGAGCCGACACTGAGCCGTTGAACTGCTTCTGGTAGCCACCCGACTGAGCGAACGTGCTGATGAAGCCGTCGTAGCCAGTCGCCGAGTTCGATCCTGCGGCGCTCGAGTTGTAAGACCCGTCCGTCGAAGGGTAGGTGCCGGTGATGGAGGAGTAGCCGAGGCCAGCAACAGCAGACGACAACAGAGGCGTGGTGGTTTTGTAGGTGGTGCCGGAGACGACGACGTAGATGTTCACTGCGACTGCGCTGTAGGGCACGGTGCCGGAGATGGCAACCTTGACACCCTGACCAGCCGTAGCGTTGGTCACCGTACCAGCAGACACGCCAGCAGTCTCACCGTAAGCCGACGAGAGCGTGACGTAGACAGCCGACGACGAGGTGGCAGGGAGACCCGTACCAGTGGTGTCGTTCGAGGCGGTGAAGGTCAAGCCCGAGGTGCTCAAGGCAGTCGAGACAGCGTTCAGCATGTTGCGCTCTTCGCCCAAGAAATGCGCCCAAATTAAGGCAGTGTGGGACAGTTGGCGCAGGTCGGAAAATCCGGCACCGGCGAACTCGGCCTGGAGGCTCACGGAGTCCGAGACACCCTGCTCGACGAACGACTTGACAATCTTGTCAGCAGCGTAGGTGATCTTCGTAGGACGGTTCAGCGACACGCCACCGAATGACGTGGAAGCCGAGGTCGAGTTGAAGAAGGTCGAGAGGTTAGCGACACCACCGACACCGGCGTTCGAGACACCAGTGATGCGACGGAACTCGAGAGCCTGTCCCTGAGCCTTGATGCGTGCGGTGGAATTGCGGAGATACAATTCCTTCGGAATCAGCAATGAGAGGACCGGGTCGAGGTTGTAGGGGACGAGACCCGAGACACCCGAGATGGTCGAGTTCAGTGGGCTGGTGAGGGTGAGGTCCTTCTGCAGGTCGGCGAGGCCGGCGAGCGAGGACTCGACAGCAGCGAGCTGGTCGCCCGAGACTGCCTTAGTGATTTCCGTCTTCAGTTCCTCAATCTTCGAGGCGGCAGAGACGGACTTGGTGATGCCGACAGTCGGGGTGAACGACAACTCGCCTCGGCGAGCGGAGTTCAGCGTCTGGGCTTGGACGGTGCTAAGGGCTGACTTGTAAGCCTCAAAGCGCTTGACCTGCTCATCGGCTGGCAGGCCGTGAAACATCTGGTCAAGGGAAGGAGCGGCGATGGTCATCGCTGTATCTTCTTTCTGTTAGTTGGACTCAAGAGCACGGGCGCTCTCGAGGTAGGCGTTGCGGAGTGCAGGGTCATTCACTTGCGAGGCGATGTTGCGGAGACGAATGGCCTCCACCTCGTTTGCGAGGACTGCTGCTGACTTGCTGGTCTGTTCACGGGTTGCACGGAGTGCAGGCCCGCCAGGTGCAGCCATTGACTTCACTTCGTCGAGCGCAGCCTTCAGGAGAGCAATCTCCTCTTTCGCTTCGCTCAAGTCAGCCTTCGCCGTCATGACTTCTTCAAGGCCCAGCGCCTTGACGATCTCGTTGCGCAGTTCCGTCTTCACTTCGTCAGTGGCGGCGGTTGCGGTTGCGGTCTTGATGAGGTCGGCGCTTACGCCGAGTGCTACATAAGCCATTGAATCATCCTTGTCGTCGGTGTCCCATCCGGTGAATGGGGCAGGGGTTTCGTTCTCTGAGGCTTCGTCAGTCCACCAGCAGAGGAAGTATTCGAGGGTGCAGAGCAACTCACGAACGTCGCAGATTTCGTTCTCGTCGCCTGCGAGCATCTCGTCGAGCTCAGCCTTGATGCAGTTGATGAGTCCGAGGCGGATGGCGCTCAGTTCGGCTGCGTCGTGCTTCATGTCGTCAGCCTTCGCTAGGTCAGCGTCAGCGCCCTTCCAGTTGTCGGGGACTAGGTCGGTGCGTCCCAGAGCCTCGGCTCGGGTCTTGATGTGCGCCTTCGCTGCGGCTGGGTCCTTTGCACGTCCGATGGACTGGATGGCGTTGCGCAGGTCCTTGATGGTCTTGATGGGGAAGCCACCACCCTCCATAGCCTGACCGCTTGCCTCCATGCTGGCACGCTCAGCGTCGGTGTAGTCCTTCTTCGCCAGTTCGGGCTCAGCGTCCTTCATGTCACGGTTGTCGAGGCCCTGAGGACGGCCCTGAACGTTCTGCTCCATGTTCTCGAGGCGGTCGTCGGGCTGGTGGCCCGTGCCTGCGCAGACTTCGCAGTCCGTCTCTTGGGTGTTGCCCATGACGTTGGACTTCTTGCCGGTGCCTGCGCATGACTGGCAGGGCTGAGGAGTGTCGTGGTTGAGAACGTCGATAGTGACACCAGGCTCTTCGGTCATTATGGCTTCGGCGTTCATCGCAGGGGACTCGGCCTTGTTGATTTCGGACACGGCGGCCCCTTTCACTAGTTCGCCCTTGATGGACTTGGCGATTTCAATTACTGCGGAGGGGTTAGCCGGACGGTCTACGAGTGAGACCTCGACGATTGTGCCGTCGATGATGCGTCCACCTGGTGCGGCGTTGTCCTTGACAACTCGAGCGCCCTTGATGCCGACCGAGAAGCCGGTGTAGACACCTTCAGAGACCATCTTGGCGGCCTGCTCGTCCACTACCTTTGCAGTGACCACGAAGCCTGAGCCGGACTGCTCCATCTCGGTAGCCTTGCCGACTGCCTTGCTCTGGTGCATCTCTCGGATGTTGCCGATTTCCATCCACGCTGGCATGGCGCTCTTGAGCCAGGCAGGGTCGCAGATTTGCTGGTCGAGGTCGAGGGTGTCGTCAGTGGCGATGCCCTTGACGTACATGAAGCCATCCTCGCCACGCTTGGCAGTCAGGCCACCGAAGTAGACGCTCTTGATGTTGTCAGTCATAGTTTCCTTTAGTCTTCTCGTGTTGAGTAGCACAAACAATTCGGGTGGGCTGGTAGGTCGGCTGATTCGTCGAATGAGTGAGGGTTCTGGTCTTCTTGCGCCAGACACTCTTCGCAGGCATCCGGCTCAGTGTTCCAGTTCCAGCCAGTAGCGCCGCCTGCTTGGTAGGCATCGACGGCGGCGATGTTGAAGGCTCGGTTGGCCTCGGTTGCGGCGATCACGTCAGCCCGAGTGACGGCGTTGGCGAGTTGCCCCGAGGGGAGCCCCTGCACTACGCCCTTCAGACGAGCTGCGATGTCCGTCGCTGACTGCCCCGAGGACACGCCCTGAATGACTTCCTCTCGGATGCGGTTCAGGGTTGTCTGGTTGATGTCTTTGACGAGGTTGCCGACGTTGGCGTAGAGCCGAGCCGTTCCTTGCCCTGCCACGAATGAGCCAGCGTATTCCCCACCCTGACGAACTGCGGTCTCGTAGAGGGCTTGCAGGGCCGTCTGAAGCGGTTCTGGGTTCGTGCGCAGGTTGCCGAGTGCGCCTTGTGCCACGCCTGCGATGAGGTCGGGACTGGCTGACTCGGGAACGTTGCGGAGCACCTGGTCGAGGAACTCCGAGAGACCAGTGACCGATGCCGCCAGCGCCGCCTCTAGAGCCTTTTTGTGCTTGGCGACTGCCGAGCGGATGGGCTCTAGGTTCGGGTAGGACTTCTTAGTAAGAGAACGTCCTTTTGGGGTATCGCTTATCTGCGCTTTCAAGACTTCGGCCTCTTCCGGCGTGTGGTGCTTGAACTCGAAGGCTCGGGAGCGAGGCT